AAACAGGTAGTCGTGGACCGTGCCGGAGGAGTCCAACCGGTTGACGTTGTACCACGTCTTGATATCCGGATCGTCCAAGTCCTTGTACCATTTGTGTTTCCCGCACCGGTCGCATTGCATGACCGTCGCATTGTCGATACGCGCCATAATCGGCTCCTTACTGTTTACTCGGCCTCATAATCGACGGACATCACGCCGCCCGAGACCTTGACGATTTTCTTGCTGATAGTCGCGTTGACGGTGATGCCCGTGAGATTATCCCTTGCGGTCACGGTGTCGCCCACGTCAAACACGATGCCCGAATCCTCATGCACGGTGACCTTCACCTCACCCTCGGACTGCAAGTCCTGAAGTTTCTTCTTCGTGTTCTTCGCCAACTCGTCCGCCTCGGCCGACGAATAGTCGTACACTTGGGCAATCTCGTCCAAACCCTTGAACGTCTGGGTTTGGGTGACGTTGCCTTTCGAGTCCGCATACCAGTGGCTGACGATGCGGTTCCTCAACTCGCCCTTGCCCAAGCCGATCATGTGGTTCGGCTTGCGCCACGTGCGCGATGCGTCGAAGTCCAACAGGTCGGAGTCGATGTCGTTCCCGTAGTCGCCTGCCGTCTCCAGCCATGTTTCGACATGGCCTGACCGGTAGGCGACTTTGAGTTTCAAACCGTTCGCTTTCGCCATCGCGCAGACGCCCGTGTATGCGTCCACATACCGTTCGAACTGGTAGGACTTGATGGACACGTCGCCGGACGGGGGAACGACCGCTTTGAACAACGGGGTGAGCGAGACACGGGACAACAACGCACCAAGTATGGTGGAGGCGTTGCCTGACACGGTGAGGTAATCCTGCCCCGAATCCGGGGCGAGAATCTTGTTTTCCAACATGCCATGCCACGTGCGCCCCGAATACGTGAGCGTGGAATCACCACGCTCCAACTGGTCGCGCAACGCATCAACTATCCCGCCGCACTCGGACTCCTCCAAATAGACGAACGCGCCCTGCGGGATGAGCTTGTCCACCGTCAACTCGAAATCGTTCTCGTCCTTGCCCCACGCGCAATCCAACGAATAATCCTCGACCATCATCGAATCCACATGGTTCGCATCGGTCACCACAAGCCCTACACCCATTGCGGTTCACTCGCCTCCTCGATGATCGTCAGATCGATGCCGAAACCATTCCGTTGAGCAGCGAGCTCGCCGGACGGTATCGGCTGGAAGATGTAGCTTCCCCCGTTCTCACCGCCCGTGCGCACACCCTTGGAGAACACGTTCGACGTGTCGCCGTTCTCAGTGGTCAGGATGATGCTTTTCTCACCCTCCACACTGGAAATGGTCACGTAGCCGCCCGAGGGAATGTCCATGTCCAACTCGTACCGGTTGCCCCCCAACGTCAACTGGGGTTTCGACACGGGGCCGAACCAGACCATTTCGAACGGCATCGGCGCGGGCATCGGATTCACCACGGTCGTGTTCCTCATGGTCGACATATAGTCGTGCGGGTAATCGTGCGGGTAATCCAAATCCAAGCCGGGCTGCAACACATCCGACCAGAAATGCTGCACGTCCAACCGTCTCCGCCACACGCCGTCCAACAGCACGATGGTCAAATCAATGCTGGCGTCCGACGCACGATGATGCGACTGGGGGCTGGTTTTCACGATGACCGCATGCTGCGTCCATGCCGCGCCGGACTCGGCCAGCCCGGTTATCACACCGGGCTGGTTCATCTGAATATCCGCGTCCGTAGCACGCATGAACGCATCCAAATCGGACGGGTTTATGACGCTCATGCTGACACTTACCTCACGAGCCTTGCGTGTAGGCATACCCAATCCACGGTAGGTCAGCGAGTAATCCCATTCGCGGGATCGCAGTCCGAGGGCCGCACCCCACGACAGTTTGGATTCCAAGTCGAACACCTGTCCGGTCACGCCTGACGTGTAGGTCAGTTCGCTCATAGGGCTCCTCTCACATCACGGTTGAACGCCCTCTGCGAAGGCCACGGACTGCTGTTCTCCGAGATCACGGACGGCAGTCCGGCCGCAAGAGCCCCTACCTGTCGGTTCAGTTCGTCCACACGGTTGTTCAACTCGCGCACGCCGGCGTTCAAGTTGCCGTTCGCTTCGACGTTGACAACAGGGTTGACCTCGATGTTCCACGAGCCGTTCGCCGTGGATACGCGGCCACCGGTCGCATACGCCTGAGACTTCCTGCGAGCGTTCAACGCGAACGCGGACGGTTGCATGGCTTTCTCCACACTGCCGACCGCGTTCAACGTGTTCAGGAAACTCCTGCCATACAAGGCGTCAATCTTCTTGACGGCTGCGGCACGAAGCACCATCTCACCATTGGACAGCATCGCCGGAATCGAATCAGAAGTGGAAGTACCGGGACCATAGATACGACCACCGGTAGCGGCGGAGACCTTGCCATCACTGCTGTGACGAGTGACAATATCCACATAATTGGTGGCAAGAACAGTGCCGGACTGCCGACGCCAATACTGGAACGTTGTTTTCACCGGATCATCGTCGCCCTGCACACGACCCCATGCTGTGGCGAGAGTCATGTTGTTGTACCATGCGGTGTCACGGAACGCCTTGCGCGCACCCTCGTTCTCACCTTGAACGCGACCCCAAGGCCGTGAAATGGTCACACCGTCATACGCTGCCGTGTCCTTGAACGCTTGACGAGCCTGCTCATTCTCTCCAAGAACACGACCCCACGGGCGGGCGATGGTCAACCCGTCATAGAACCTGACCTCTTGGAACTTCTCGTCGGCGTCCGTATTGTCGCCATCCACATACGCTTTCGCGCGTGCGATAGGCTGGCCGTCGAGAGTCTTATATCCCGCGAGCTTGACCTGAGCGTCATCATCGTCGGCGTCGATGTTGAAGCTGACGCCCTTGGCGGCGGGAACCTTATTCTTCTCCACGTCCTTTATCTTGCCGGAAGCGTGGTCGATACAGTCGAGAATCCACTGTATCTGCTCGTCGGTCAGGTTCAGATAGCCGAGCTCGTCCCTGACCTTCTGCATGCGCTCCTCAGCGTTGCCCTCACCTGAGAACAGCCACTTGTAGGCTTTCTTGGACATGCCGAGAGCAAGAAGATTCTCCTTGACCTCGCCTGTCTCCCAGCGAGCATTGCCCTTCGCGTCCAACAGCAATGTGAGGTCCCTCTCGGACAAGTCGCCTTTCATCAGCTGCTCAACAAGACTGAGAACACCGTCCAACGTGGTGACCACTCCAGCTTCACGTAGCCGGATAACGATCTCTTTCTCACCATCGGTCAGACCGGATATGCCCTGCACGAGCTTATCCACCGCATCTTGGGCGATTTCCGAATGAGCGGTGATCGTGGTACCCACATCAGAGGGAATCAGACCAAGCGAATCAGCGTACCTTTCAGCAGCTTCCTCACTCATGCCAGCGGCCTGAGCCTGCTGCACGATGGCCTCACGCGCCTCATAAATGGAGTTTGCGGCCTTCTGCGTGTACTCCTCCACCTGACCGTTCTTCTCACCATAGGAGAGAAGCTGATGGGCGGACAGCAACGCGGTAGCGGCCACATCCTTCATCGCCTTGTCGGTGCGCACATAGGCGGCGTTGTTGGCGTCAGCCAGTTCGCCGTTTTCCTTGAACGCCTGACCGTTCGCCTTGACCGTCGTGGCGAGCGAGCTGAGCTTGTCGGACAGCGCGGAGGAGGAATCGGAGATCTGTTCGAGGGAACGCAGATATTTCATCTGCTCCTTGACGGATTTCTCCAAGCCTTCCTTGTGCTGCTTCTTCAACGCCTGCAACAGCGTGTCGGCGGCGATGGCGGCATCGGTCTGCTTCTCGACCATCATGCCGTACTGGTCGCTGGCCTTGTATGTCTCCTTGCTTTGCGCCTCCAACTGTTTGACGAGCTTCTTGTAGCCGGCCTCGTTGCCGCTGACCGCATCGGTCAGCGTACTGGTATTGATGCCCAGACGTTTGGCCGCGTCGGCTGCGGACGTGTAGCCGCCGCTGACCTTGACGAGCCATTCAGTGACCGCGCCGCCACCGTCCTTGCCGAACAGGAGCGACGGGTCATCCCACTGTTTCGTGGTCTCCGACTTGAAATCGTTGAACGCGTCCGCCGCCTCCTTGGCGTTGGATTTGATGCCCTTCATGCCGTCGATGACCTTGTCCATCGCCTGCTTGGATGCTTCCGCCTTCGTCGTGTAGTCGGATATCGCATTGCCGATGACGGCGATGCCCGCGCTGATTCCCAGACCGGCAACCGTCGTCCAGCCGCCGAACGCATCCCACAGGTTCTTCACGCCGGTCTTCAACGAACCGAACCTGCCGGACTGCTGTTCGGCCTGCTCCCCGGCCGAACGGATGGAGGCGATGGCCTGACCGTTCGCACCGACCAAGCCGCCCATGTCCTTGGAAGTCTCCTTGGCAGCGTTCCCCGGAAGGAGCAGCTTCTTCGAGTTAGCTTCCGCCGCCATGCCGAGGGAATTGACCTCGCTGATGGCACCGGACAGAATACCCGCATAATTGCCGGAACGCAACTGGTTCATCGCCTTAATCAGGGTGCCCATTTTCACGGACGCCTGTTCGGCGCTCAAACCCAGTTCGCTGAGCATCTTCTGGTATCGCATCGTGGACTGGATGTTCTGCAACATGCCGGTCTTCAACGACTCGAACGCCGTCTTGCCCGCACGACCGAACGTGGCCCACAATGTGATGATGCTTTTCACCGGCCCCGGCAACGAGTCGAACGCTTGGGCCACGCCGGTGGCACCCTTGGCGATGGTGCTGATAAGCGGGCTCACGGTACGCAAAGCGGACGCGAACGTGCCGCCGAACGTGCGCGACAACTGGCCCACCATGCTCGCCAAATCGGAGAACATGGGGCCCGCGTCACCCACCGCGTCAAACACCTGGCTGAACCCGTCGCGGACGCCGGAACTGAAATCGCGGATTCCACCACCGGACTGCTGCAACACGCGACTCAACCCAGTGATGCCCTCGCCTACGATCTGGCCCGCGTCACCGAACACCGCGCGAGTGGTGTCCTTCAACGAGTACGCGGCGTCGCCAATATCCTTGAAAGCGTTGCGCATCTTGTCCTGCGCGTCCTGCGCACCAGCGCTCCAAGCCTCCAAAGTCTCTTGGAACTTGATGGTGTGAACGGCCTTGTTGGCTTTCTCCAAAGCCTCGGAAAAACCTTGGATACCGTTCTCGGTCTTCGCCAGAGTACCCAACGTGCCCTCAAACACGCCTATCAGGTCGAACACGGACGATTTCAGATAGCCGCCCTGTTCGATGGCCTTTTCCATCGCCTTAGAGACTTGACCGGTACGTTCGGCGGTATCCACCCAGTTCGCCCACTTCTCGGCCACGTCGGAAATGTAGGAGGCCATGCGGGGCAGATACTGGCTGGACTGGTCGCCCAAGCCGAGGAACGCGCGGGCCAGTGACTGCAAGCCCGGGTTCAGTTCGGACACCGCGAGACGAGTGTTCTCGAAGATACGCGGTAGTTGGTCGGCCTCGTTCGACTGGCGCACCACGTCGATAAGCCCGTTGAGCACCTTGCCTTCCTCGACGGCGATACCGTTCAAACCCTTGGACAGTGAGGGGGCCACGTCGTTGGCGAGACGGTACAGGTTATCCCCGTACTCGTTCCAAGCGTTGTCGCCCAACTCCTTGTTCAGGTTCGCCAGCGAGGTCTTGGTAACATCGAACTTTTCCTTCAAATCACCGAACACCCGGTAGCCCACGTAGCCTGCGGACGCCAGACCAGCCAACGCGGCGGGAGCGGCCAACGCGGCCTTGCTCATGGACACGAGGCTGACGCCGACACCGCCCGCAGTGCGTCCCAGGTTCAGGAGTCCGGCACCCAACGCGGTGACGCCGGCACCGAGAATCGACCACTTGGGAACCACCTTGTCGAGCTTGTCGAACAGGTTCACAAGACTGTCGAACTGGTTCTGCACGCCCTTCAAACCGGTCGCACCACTGGTCATGCCGGAGAAAATCTTGCCAAGGTCAGTGCCCTTGAAATTAGCGAAGATGTCGATGGTGCGGGGGCGGGTGAAGTAGGCGAGATGGGCTCGGGCCAACGCGGTCTCCAAGTCCAAATCCATCTTCAGCTCGTCGTTCTTGTCCTCGAATTTCTTCAGCTTCTCCTCGGCGCGATGCATTTGCAGGTCGAGGTCGGCTTCAAGCTCCCAACGACGTTCGGGATTGGCTTTGATCTTGGCGGCGGTCTCACGCATCGACGCGATGATTCGTTCCTGATCGACCTGCCAGTCCACGGGAATGTCGAGGCGCGTATGACGCAGCTTCTCCAACCGGGCTTCGAGCTTGTCGGCGTTGTCCTCCCACACCTTGACGCGGACGTTGACCTCATGCTCCCGGTCGAGTTTGGCGCGCAGCTTCTCCGCGTCATACATCAGTTCCGCGTATTTTTTGTCCCATTGGGTCTTATCCAATGTGGCTTTGGCGGTGATCGGCTTGCGGGATGCGAAGTCGCGCAGCTTCTTCAGCTGGTCGAAGGTATTGTTGAGCTCCTTGCCGAGGTTCTTGTCGATGCCCATGGGCTTGAACTTCTGGAACGCGGCGGAAAGCGCGTTGATCTGGGTCTCCTGCTCGTCGAACAGGCTGGTCAGTTCGCGGGCGGTCTTGCGCTGCTTGTCCATCGTGCGGCGCGAATCGTTCTGTACCGCGTTGAGGCGTTTGACGCTGGTTCCCGTGTCTTCGAACACCTCGGCCAACGCCTTCTGGCCGGCCGTGAGCTTCGACAGCTGCTGGAGCTGCCTGCGGTTCAGCTTCTCGGACTTCTCCTCAAGGTCGAGAATCTTGTTCAGGCCGGAGAACAGCCGGTCGTTCTCACGGTTGAAGTCTTTGAGCCGCGCCTTGCGCATGAGCTCGGCGTCCGAATACTTGGAGATGGCGTCGGTCGCCTTCTCCCACTTCTTGGTGTTGGAGTCGATAAGACGCTGCTGTGCCGCTACCTTGTTGTCGAAATCGGCGGAGAAGAGCTTGTTCTGCGCCTTCTTGTTCTCCGCTATCTCCTTGCCTACCGCCTTCAGGTCGGCTTTCAGGCCCTTGAGCTGTTCGCGCAGCTCGGGGATGCGACTGTTCTTGTACCAGTTCGCGGTGTCGATGTTCCCGGCCTCGCGCAGCTCCTTCATCTTCTTGATGGACCAGTCAAGGGTCTTACTGACATCGGCTTGGCTGCGGGTCAACTGCTCCTGACGTTTGCGCCCGTTCTCGATGGCCTCCGCGTACATGTCGTAGGCGGCGTGCTCGTCCTTGATGAGCATGGTCTGCCTGCGGGATGCGGCCGTGGCCTCCTTGTCGTAGAGGGCGCGTGCCGAACGCATGCGGGAGAGACTGTCCTGAAGACTGTCGGCCACGGATTTCTGCGACTTCTTGACGAACGCCTCCGTCTGGCCGGCGGTCCGCTTGATCTGGTTGGAAAGCCGGTGAATCTTCTCATTGAACGACGTATCGTCCAAGTCGAACCTGCTGGTGACCGGCTTCTTCTCCCACTGCTTCCGCTGTGCCTGCATGGCCTTGTCGATGGCACGCAAGCCGGACGGGTCGCCGTCGATCTTCACCACGTTGGTGAGGGTCTTGCCGTCAAGGTCGCGCATCTGCTCCTTGGCGCGTGCGACGCCCTTCGTGTTCACATCAACGGTGACCTCAGGGTGACGAGAATGCAGTTCCGCATTGAGAATCTTCCAGAAATTATCGGTGTCCGGGCGAATATCGACGCCGACCGCGCCAGCGGAATACAAGGCCATGAGAAAACCTCCGGGAGGATAAACGAAAACCCCTCGTGGAATGCGAGGGGTTTTCTGCTAGAAACTGTTGCCGCCGAACACGGCACCCAACATGCCCGTGATCTGGGCGAACGACTTGCCCGCCGTGGAGAACGATTTCGGCCCGACCGAATCGGGCTTGACCACGGTGCCGGGCGGATAGACGGGCTGCGGCTTCGACTTCTTGTCGCCCATCATGCGGGCGATCATCACGCGAATCATCTCAAGCTGGTTCGTCATGCTGAGCATCAGCATCTGCGACTGCCCGTAGGTGAGGTAGGAAAGACGCGGCATGCTTTTCGCGTCTTCCCGTGGGAGCGGATGGTGTTCGGCCATCCACGCGCGGTACAGGCTCCCGTCAACGCCCTCCAAACCGTCCAGCAGGTCGCACAGCCATGACGGCTCCATGCGGCCCATACTGGCGGGGAGGTTGATGTTGTAGAAGCGTTGGAAGTCGGCCGAGACCGCTACTCTGCATTCTCCAAGCGCGTCTTGGAGGCGCTTGATTTTCCCAGTGCCACCGAATAGAACGTGGTCAGGGACACCAGCAGCACGTACAGGTTCTCCAAGGTGCGGCCATGGGTGAACTCGTCCCACTGCTTCTCGTCGGCCGCGATTTCGCGGTAGAACATGTCCGCGTACTGCACGATCTCGGCCATGAGGATGACGGCTTCGGACTCGTCGTACTTCGGCTTCTTCTTCGGCTTGTCGGCCTCATCGTCGCCGAATAAGCCCATGTCGCCCAGTTTCCCGTTGCGTTCGGAGATGCGCTGCCATGTCACCGAGAACTCGGCGGACTGGGCCACGTTCAGCTCCTGCGGCTTCGCCATGTCGGGCAGTCCCGCGAACAGCGGCTGCTCCTTGAGCTCGTCCCATGTCTCCGGCATCTTCGCGTTGTCGGTCGTGTTCTTAGTGTTCTCTGCCATCATCGGCTCCTATCCGTGGAAAAGAATGATTCTGAAAAGCCCTATCCGTGGAAAGAGGGGGTTCCTTGCCGCGCGGATAGGAGACGCGGCAAGGAAGAGACGGGTCAGACCGTGAAGTCGGACGGCGCGAAGTAGGCGACGGACGTGAACTTGCCGTTCTTGTCATGCGGAAGCGTGCTGGATGTCTTGATGTTCGCCTGAGCGGAGAACTCCACGAACGAATCCGTGGAAAGAGCAGGCAGACTGGAGAACGCGATGTCCGAGTTCGGCAGCAGCAGGCCGGCACGGCCGGTCGTGTTCGTGTCGGACCACAGGATGAACAGGGACTTGTTGATGGGGGTTTTCTCCAAGGAGAAGGCCACGCCGGCGCCGGTCATATCGACCGCGTTGTAGAAGGTCTTGAACGTGCCCTTGTCGCCCTGCACCGAATTGAACGTCACAGTGCCGGTGGTCTGGGCGTACTGGGTGCGGAACGCCGCCTTGAGCCAAGTGCTCAACGTGGTGGCGTCGCCGCCGTCCAACGCGAACTCGGGCAGGTTGTCGTTCGACATGTGGCCGAGGTTCGTCCACATGCCGTCGCCCACGCCCACGGTCGCCGCCTCGACGGTGAACTGCTTGAGCAGTGCGGAGGTAATGATGGTCTCGGCCTTCGCCATGAAGATCGTTCCTCGGACGGCGGTCAACACGCCGTCGTCGTGGATGCCGATTTCGTCAGCCATATCGTTTTCCTTTCAAATATGGAAAACCCCGCAGCCGTGTAGGCGTGCGGGGTCTGATTGTGTGATTGATGGTTTTTCAGATAAGGTCAGCCGCGTGGGGACGCGGCCTGTATGCGTTTCGTGGAAGTCCACGCGACGATGCTTTTGGAACTGGTCATGTCGCCGGAAGACCGGGACTCGAAACCGGGATTGTCCACTATCCGCCCGATCTTCCCATAGTCGGTGCCGGGCCGGTAGGGCCATGCGGATATGCAACGGTGCAGCCATCCGCAGATGCGGGCCACCCGTTCCGGGTCACGGCCCAACACCGTCAAAGACAGCGTGTACTGCCATATCCAAGCCTTCAGATTCCAGTCGGGCTGCTCAGGAGCACCGCAATGGTAGAGAATCACGTCATGGGACAACAGGAGCGAATCCGTGGCGGGCGTGACCTCCGGTTGGATGACCGGCCTGAAATCACGGTTCTTCCATTCGACGGCGTCCAGGTAGGCGCGTGTCATGGCGACCGCATCCAACTGTTCCCTTACGGAAAGGTCGAATATCGTGGGGTCAGACATATTTCGCCTCCGACATGATGAACAATCCCAGCATCCAAGCCAGCGGGCTTTTGATGCCGTACTTGTGTTCCAGCCACCGGTTGAAGTAGCCGAACTCCAAGTGAGAGGCGATCTCGGAACCGTCACGGCCCTTGACGCTCATGATGACGGCGGTGTGCGTGCCGTGAGCGTGAGTGCTGATGTCGATGCGGTTGGCGACGGACGAATGCTTCGCCTTCATGTCGGCCAGCGCCTTGGCTTTCGCTTCGACCTTCTCCGCCACGGGACGGGTCGCTTCGGCTCCGAACAGTATCGCCATGTCACGGTTCAGCACATTCGCGGGCTTCAAGTTCACGTACCCCATGTGCGGCTCCCCTCTGGCGGGACAGGCGGTTTCAACCCGTTGTCCTCGGTCGCATGGCCGATGCACCTCGCGGTGATGTTCCAATGGTGGGCGGCATCCGAGGCGTGACGCATCTCCATAGGCGGGCCGTCAACCTCGTAACAGGCGTTATCGAGCCAGAACTGCGTGTTGATGTCCCCATGCCATTCCGGCGCGAGAACGATCGCCAACGCATCCTCACGCAGGCCACCGGTCGTTTGCGGCGTGGTGTCCTGCGCCCAGTTCTTGGAAAACGTGCTGTTCTTATTGATTCGAGGCTCGAACGAGCAGTAACAGTAGGAGGCGTCCCCATCCGGCACCGTGCCGGAACCGTAGACGGTTTCGACCGGTTTCATCGGCTGCACCACGATCATGTCGCGGTGCAGAAGGTCATCCGTGATACGAGGCTCCAACTCGGTATCGTCGTACAGGTGCCCGCCGCCGAGTTCATCCAAATCAACACCGTCGTAAAGGTGTCCCAAGTCCAATGTTTCATCGGCCATAGGGCCTCACAATCCGTAGATTCGACTCAACCCGACACCAATGGTGCCTACGGGGCCGTGTCCCTCCGCGTAACCGTCAAGCAACTGCTTTTCGCGTTTGCTCACATACAGGTTGGGACTGGCATCATAGGCGGGCGGATTAGGCTGGGGGTCATGCTCCTCATACGAATAGTTGCCGTTCGACTCGGATTTGAGCCGGTGCCATCGCATGACGCGAATCACCATCGAGCAGACCACGTAGGCGAACGTGTCCTCGCTCAGGTCGCCCGAATTGAGGCGGGGTTCCGCGTTGCCGGATTCGGTCAACGCTATTTCGGCGGCGATACGGCAACGTGATTTCACCCATTCGTTCGGATAGGCGTCGGCTAGCCCGGGCTGGTCAAGCAGACTGACCTGCATGTGTTTCATCCAGTCGATGCCGTCAACGCTTGCCATGACGGCTCCTACAGGACGTTGGCCTTGAACGTGCTGACGGCATCCTGCAATACGGGCAGCGCGGAGCCGTTGACCCAGATATCGTAGTTGGCCGGAGCCTGATGGGAGAGCATGGCGGCGACAAGACCGTCGTTGACGCTCTTGTTGATCTCATACTCGGAGTTTTGGGCTTCGGCGGTCGGACCGGAAGCGGTGAAGCCAAGGGTCGGGTCGTTGAACGAGGGAAGCATGACGAACGTGGCATCGGGGATGAGCGTGGTGGTGTCCACGTCCATCTTGAAGCCGCCGTCCAGTTCAAGGTTCTCGTATTCGAGGTCGAGCATACGCACGTCGTTCAGCTGAAGCTGGCTGGCGAGAACGCCCAGCACCTCGTCGCGGGACAGTCGTGGCTTGGAATGAGCCAAGTCCATGCCGGACGCTTCCTGACGGAACTGTTCGTTGCCGCGCAATGCGTCGATGACCTTCGACGTGGTGAACGCGGCGTGCGGTGTACGGCCCTTGTTCTTGCGCATGACCTCAATCCAACCCTGAACGTCGGCAATCGGGTCGGAAGTAGCCTGGGACCAGAGAGTGGTCGGAGTCTGATTATGCTGCTTGGCCGGACGGCCGAACGAGTAGACAACGTTCGCGCCGTTCTCGTTGATGGTGATCTTGCCATCCATCATCGCGGAGATGGACTCAAGTTCAAGGGTCACGCCGGCGGTCTGGCCCAGATGCGTGGTCTTGGCTTCGGCCTTGTCGTGGATGAACTGCTTGTCGTTCGCGTGCTTGGCCATATCACGTTCGGTGATGTGGTCCATGCCGGACAGGGGCAGAAGGCCCGTATGCTGTTCGGCGGACTGTTCGACCATCGAAGTGTGGCCGATCTCGGCGTCCAGCGCACGACGCTGCATGGCGTTCGTGGAGAGCGTCGGCAGATTCGGCGTCCAAGAGACGGTCCATTCGCCGTCATTGGACTGGATGGGGAACATGGTGGAGAACGGGAGAATGCCGTTCACGTAATCGAAGCCCGCCTGCGCAACCTCGGTGGCTTCGCTCGGCGGGAAGATTTCCTTGTCCAATGCCATTGGATATTTCCTTTCAGATATGAGAAAACCCGCCACGAGGGGCGGGTTTCAAAGAATCGGTTTAGACGGGGTGTCAGGCGATGGTGATGGTGTTCGACTTGTTGTCGGTGCCGACCCAAGTGCCACCGGTGATGGCACCAGAGGTGTTCTTGGTCAAGGTGATGGACTTCACGCCCACACCAGCGGAACCGGCAGCGCCAGCCGAACCGGACAATGCGGTGACAGCATCATCCTCGACATCGTAGAAGCAGCCGCCCCACTTGGCCTCGTCGGCGGGAACGACCGGCAGCTTGCTCTTGATAATGTCGCCACGGTAGCGAAGGCCCACATAGGTGTCATCGACCTGCCAGCCGGAATAGGTGACGTTCACGGCGACGGCGGACTCCAACAGGCCGGCGATGGCGGTCTGACGGCCATCGGTAGCCTTCGGGTCATACGGGCCGTAAGCGCCCTTGTTGGTGCCGCTCGTGATCTTGGCGAGCGGAATACCGGAACGGATGTAGATGGTCGTGGCTGTCGGGCTGACCCCGGTCAGGTACTTGTTGCGCAGAGTCTCGTCATCGACGTTGAACAGTTCGGGGACGATGGTCACGGAGACCACGCCGCCCGTCTGCTCGCCGAAACGCCACTCATTGTTTTCCTCAACGGTGGTCAGGCCGGTGCCATGCACCATTTCAATAGGAAGCGCCATGAGTATGGCTCCTTTCATTTGGTTTGCTTGTTATGGTTGCGGCGGCGGGCGTTCTGACGGTCCATCGCACGCTTGTAGGCGTCGCCGCGCTTTGGTTTCGGATTGAACTCGCCCTCGGGGTTCTCGGCCTTTCGGCCCACGCTGCGAAGAGCCTCGGCTTCCGGCACCTGAACACGACCGTTCGGCTGAACGCCCAACGGCGAACCGGGTTGGATGGGGTTGAGCTCCGCATAGGACTTGGCGAAGTCCGCGATATCCTCCGGCGTGCCATCACCCTTGTACAGGGCTTCAAACACCTTGTCAGTGACCTGCGGATACGTGCTCTTCGCAATCAGACGCGCGTTGTCGGCACGCACCTGGGCAAGCTCGGCCTGAACCTGCTGCACCTGCTTGAGGTTCGCTTCGGCCTGCTTCTCGTTCTTACGGCTCATCGCCTTCCACTTGGCGAGCTCGTTGTCACCGGGGTTTTCCTCCGGCTTGACGTTTTCATTGTTTTCCTGAATGTCGGCGGTCGTTTCTGCCGCGCCCGTTTCAGGCTGAGACTGCTGAACCGTTTCGGTTTCGGCAGTGTTCTGTTCTTCCTTGGTAGGCATCCGCCCGCCCCTTTCATTCACGCGGCCAAACCGAGGGTCGACCGCAGGTATTGGAGCCACGCCCTCTGATAGGACATGGCTTGTCTTAAATGCACCGAAGGCCGGAAGCTGTACTTTCGACCCTCGAATGGAAAATCGTCTTCCTCGCCCGTATCCAGCACTTTCTGATAATGCTGTTGGAACTCCATAGCCCTCGCGTACATGCGCTGCAACGCGGTGCGCGTCATGTTCAGGTCGGGGATATGCCATTCCGGTGCGGGAGTGCCGTCATCGTATTCACGCCGCCACTGGGACTGCGTGAGAATCGGCCCGATCTCGCTATGCGATTCCATGATGACGCGCACGCTTTTCAGGTCGGCGGCTGACGTGCTGCCAGCCTTCCTGTAGATGGCGTCCAAATCCTCCCGGTTGAGTTTCAGACCGGGGTCATTGTTCGCGGTGATCGGGGCGACGGTGCATTTGCAGTTGTTGTGCATGGGCAGAAGGTCGGCCGTGGAAAACACGTTCGTGGCCGCGACGGCGCACAGGCCGCACGTGCCGGTCTTGGAAAGCTCGGGGTGTATGACCCTACGGTATTTTCTGACGCCGGAACCGTGGAATCGTTGCGTGGCCGCACTGTTCATGGCTATCTGACCATCGGTGTTCGCATTGTCCGTCAACCGTTTCACGGCGGCGTCAAGCCAATCATCGACGGCCTTCTGCACGTAATCGTCCAGATTGTCCCATGCCAGCGGGCGTATCGACGGGTCCCTTACGGCCATGCTCCGATAGGCGTCGGCAGGACGCACGCTCACCGCCCAAGGGTCGGTGTTGTCCCTTGTGACGATGTATTCGGGAATCTGACCATCCGAAGGCATGTTCACCATGCCGAGCATCACGTCCGCATAGGAGACGCCCAGATGCCGCATGGCTTTGATGAACGCGATCTGGTTCTGTGTTATCCACGCGGACACGCCCTGTGTTATCGCGTCGTTCCACCAGTCGGCGGGGTCGAGCGACTTCCACATGTTCCACGCACGCTGCACGTAGGCGTCGACCAGCGCCTGACGCTGCCGTTCCATGACGGTCAGCGCCTGTGTCATGTCGGCCATCACGTCACCTCATTGGTGGAGTCCAACGTCTCGTCGCCCAGAACGTCGTTCAGGTCAGGGATGGTCGATGTCGAATCCAACGTGTCCTGCAAGATGGGAGCCGACTGCTGTGAGGTCTTGCCTTCGACCAGAGTGTTCTCCTGACTCAGAGCGGTGGCGAAAGCCGTGTCCTGCAAGTCCTGCATGGCTTCGGCTATATCCATCTCGCTCATGTTCAGGAACCGTCGCATGATGGTTTTGACCGGCAGCAGTCCCTTCACATAGTTGGCGGCTTGCGCCTGCTCCAAATCGGTGGGAGTCTCGACCGGCTGCCACATCGTCTCGAAACGTTCATCGGCGGCGGACTGCTGGCCGCTTGCGACCAACGCCATGCGAAGCAACAGCACGAACGCATCATTGGCACGCTCGTTCATGTCCTGCACTTTGAGCCTCAACATGCGGGTGGTGAGCTTCGCCCCCGCCGCGCTGCCGGAAACGTCAGGGCTGAGAATCGACAACGGGGTGCCGGACGCGCCGGCCAACTGTTTGATGTCCGTGTTCGCGGCGGAGACAATCGGCGTGATGTCCGTCACGGAGCTTTCGCCCATCTTCGCGTCCTTCGGCATCAGCCACAAGGCGGCGGGGCCAAGCTCGAACAAGGACGAGTAGTCGATCTTTTCGCCGGCACGCGCACGGTTGGCCTTCACGGCCGGGTCCTGCTTCGTGTAATACTCGGGAAGGTCGCCGGACACCCAACGCTGTTTGAACGCCTGCATCTCCTGAATGCAGAAACGTTGGAAACGCTGCTGGTCGATGGCGCTCAACGTCGGAAGATGAGGCTCGAACTGGCCTCGACCGGTCGCGGTCTTCAACTGGACGATGGGCAGGCAACCGCAGTCACGGGCGAAATCAAGACCATCGGAACTGGCCGCGCCCACCCATTCGAACAAGGCGGGCAACGACGGTTTCTTCTTGGAATCATCGTTCGCCAGCTCATACACGGCATCCTCATAGTCGGGACTGTCGGTCGGCAGCGTCCGCGACTCCACCTCACGTCTGGCGACACGACCATACACGTCGGTCACATTGCCCTTATCGTCACGGACCAGACGGTACAAGGCGATGTTCTCGGTGCCTTCATCCGCGTCATACGAGTAGACGATGGCCGCGCTCTTATCGTCGGAAACGACGGTATCCCAAGGGCTGAGCCTCGAAATGTAGGCCGGGTTAGGCGTCGACCACGCCTGCGCATAGGCGGCACCGTAAATCGATGCGTCACGCAGCATGTTCAACGATTTCAGGTTCATGCCCGACTTCTGCCACATGTCGTCTGCGGCGGTGGAACGTATCGCCTTGTCCGACACCAGACGGAAGCCGGTGGGCTTCTCCGAGGTGATGACCGCGTTCGCTATCGTGCTCGCCAAGTTCATCGGGCAGATGTCCACGAACCTGCGGTAGATGTCCGAACTGGTCACATCCATGTTGCGGGGGACCGCCTTCGTGGGTACGGTCTCCTTGCCGTCGTAGAACGTTTTCAACCGGCACAGCATGGGGATACGGTTCACCAGCCGGTTCGCCAACCGGGTAAGCACCACGCCATCGCCTCCCGGTTCGACATCATCGGGAACCAACGACTCCAACTGCACGGCCATATCTCACCGTCCTTCTAATAAGTCACTCGGGTAACGTGGGTGCGCACCCTCGGCGCACGGGAACTGGCCTGTTCCAGATAACGGGTACGCGCCGTATATGCGAGGACGCCTGCGATGCAGGCGTCTATCTTCAACGGACTGTTCGGCGTCTCCTTGTACACGAGGTACTGAGTGGAGCCATCGGCGTTCGTCCTGCGCAGGTTCTTCCTTCGCGCGTTTCTGAAATGCGCGAGAAGCCTCGGGTCGGCCAACAGTGCGACATCACCGATGACGGGATTGTCCTCGTCATCGCACGCCGTCCATTCACGGCAGAACGCGGTATGCATGTCCACATACGCCTGCTTCATGTCCGACTCCCAATTGTTCGTGTGGAACATGATCGGGTCGCCGTTGTTGCGCTGGCCCACAAGGTCGAGATACGAGTAGTCGGTTTCCCAGCCGATAATGAGGTCACGCCAGCCGTGGACATCCGCGAAGAAGCCGACAACGTTGTAGTTGTCCAGCATCCAGCGAACCTTGCGGTCGAACGCCTCCACATCGACCTGCCAGTCAGCGGCCTCGGGGCCTTCGGGCTTCTGTTCCAGTTTGATAAGGAACAACAGGCCGTCCCTGACACGGCAGCCGACCAAGGCGGTCGCATCATCGGAAAGCGAACCGTCGAAGCCAAGCGTTATCTCGTCCTCGTCCGAAATAATGTCCTTCCAAGGCGCTGCCTCGTCCAAGTCGGTGCCCTCGGGAACGCCCGCATACAATGCGATGCCCGCGAGATGGCTTTTCAACAGGGATTCGGACAGCCAAGCGTCGGAAACGCTCGTGAGACTGTTCAGGTAGTAGCGAATCGAATCGCCCACATCGGAAGCCGGGTCGAGGATATCCGCGATAGGGCCGCGAATATCAACCCAGCCGTCCTTCGACGGGCCCGGCTCCACGCCGGGGGAGCGAAGCGAATACCCGTCATCGCTCACACCCTCGTCGTTGACCGGCACGATGCTGCCGTCAGCGAGAATGATATGGTCCTTGCCGTCCCTTGACTTCGCGGCGGAACCATACGCCTCATACAGGCCATGCTTCAGTTTGCCCGCATCACCCAGGTCCTCGATGTTCAAAGGCGAATACCTGTGGTCGAACAGCAGCTTCGGGTCCTTGATGCGACCCTCTCGAATATCCTGAGCGTGCTTGTAGGTCTCCTCGGCGATACTGTTCTCGCCGGGACGGTACATGGTCGTGGTTTCCAACACCCACGGTTCGGCGTCGCCCATACGCTTCGAGAGATTACGTTTCAGCGTATGATACGTGGCCTTCAACCGGGGAACGTTGTACAAGTGGGATTCGTCGGCGATGATGAACGTCTGCTTGCCGCCGTCATGCGTGGAAGAACCGGTGGCACCGGGCTTGATCGAACCACCCTCCGGCAGCAGGATACGGGTTTCACCGACATCAAGACCATAACCGCGCAACTGGCTCAAAGGCCCGTTCTCGCAGTTGTACTTCATTACCTGATAAACGTTATCCGTCTGTTCTTCGGCGGTGGCGATGCACACCACGTTCGGGCCCTGCACGGGACGGCCCATAGGCTCGCCCGGCAGATACTCGTAAGTCTGGCCGAGGAACGTGTAGGTTTCCCCGCCCTTCGCCCAACCGGCGAAACGGCATGGGCCCAAAGCCTCGAACAAACCCAGACGGCCACCCTTGCCGGACTTGTCACAACCCTTGGGGCGACTCAGGAACACATGGTTGAAACGACGCTGCCCATACTTGTCGAGCGCGTAACAGTCCACGTAGAACCGCGCATACTCAGGACTCTCATACACGGGCATGTCATACGCGGGCTCCGAACCCACGACGCAGAACGACTGTATCCACCACAAGGCAAGCCAGCCAAGCGAACGCTCCCTATCCTCGGCGGTCAGATTAGGGATAACGTCATGCATCAGCCCACCGCCCGACGCTGCCTACGTGCTTCCTCCATGCTGATGACGTTCGAGGAACCCGAATACGAGGACGCCTTCAAATCATTCGCCTGAGGCGCGTCGAACTTCAAATCGTTACGCGCCTTCGGAGTGACGCCGATCATGGCCTCACGCTGGCGAATCTCAGCCGCCAGAATCGCACGCCCCTTACGGGAACGTTTGAAATCATCCTTGAGCAGCGCCGTATCCAACACGAAATCCCAGTCAGGGCCGACGCCCATACGCTGAGCCAACGGGCTACGACGCAAATCCTCATACCAGCGGCGAGTGACCGGCAACCATTCATCGCCCGTATCCGGGCGAACATCAGGCAGTTCCGGCCCAACCGGCTCCTCGGGACTGCTCAGCAAAGGCATCGCGGCTATCTTGGACGCCCTACGCCCGTTTCCTGCCATGATTCACGCTCCGTTTCCGCCCATTCCGGGCTGTCCGACGCACGGGCTTTTCGCCCCTGCACCGGTCGTGAACGAGAATGCGGTTCTCCAAAGTCGCTGAATGCGACTTCTCCAAAGGAACCTTCCACTCAAAAGCCGCGCCGTCAGGCCCGGCACTATCTACATCGACCAGTCCGCCGCACTTCTGGCAACGGCCGGCACACTTCTCAATCACCTGCGAACGGGTGAAAGACTCGACAACCATCCGAGGCCGTTCAGCCGGTTCCACCGTCCGCTCATGCAACACGGTTTCAGGACGCGACGGCAGCTCGGGATGCAGTTGACGTTTACGGAAATACCTCAAACGGCACTTGTCCGAACAGAACAAGCGAGAGGAACGCTCAGGGTCGAACCATTTGAAACACACCGGACACATGCGGGTACGCAGTCTCCTCAACGGAGTGCCGGAATAATAGTTCCGGTTGTAATGCTCCCTGCACAACCCTTTGGCGCACACCGGGTTAAGACACCCGAACACAGCGCAACGCTCTATCGAAAAGCCGGCCTCGAATACCATTCGGCCTCCTCGCGGCTCCTACGCTTTTCCACCCGAGCCTCACCACTCTCACGAGCGGTTTTCTGCTTATGGTGATATGGGCACAACGCCCACAGGTTCGACGGGGAATCATCATCAGGCTCACCGTTCTTCGCGCGAACCTTATGATCGACCTCATTGGCAGGATAGCCGCAAATATGCTTCGCCCCCGTATGCCAGTCGGTCACAATCCACTGGCATCGATGGTGGTCCCGCTCTAATATCCGCTTGCGGGTCCGCTCCCATCCGGGGTTGAACCGTGCATCACGGTTGGAAGATGACCAAGCCACGATGACTCCTTACACGTAGGGGGCGGAGCCGGTGGGAGCGTGGCGAGCGAGCATTCCAACGGGGTTAATCCAAATACAGGGGATGTTGGTCCACGAGCCACCGGCTCCTAGAGGCAATCCCGAGAATCGAACTCGAACCTGCGCTTTACGAGAGCGCCGCTCTTCCAATGAGCTAGAATGCCATGCCTCCCACTAGGGGAGCGCTGTTCAGTTATCGCCGCACGGCATGGCATGAAGCCGCCGCCGACATCCGGCGATGACCCAAGAAGCCGTCACCGCCTGTAATCGCCTCTTCTTGAAGGCGTTGTGGTACCGGAGTGGACTCGAACCACCGACCCTATGACCGTAGCCATACGCTCTAGCCGCTGAGCTACCGGCATCGCATACCCGGTGAGAATCGAACTCACGTCACCGGTTTTGGAGACCGGTACTCTACCATTGAGCTACGGGCATATAGGGATAGTCGAACCCCCACGACAGTCAGGGCCTTGACCAGCCTCACCGACCATCTCGCGGATGATGCAAGATTTGCACTTGCGAACCTTTTACGGTTTACGGCCTAGCAAGCCGCCGCATTCGTCTACTCTGCCAATCATCCACGGCCACGCCCCCGGTCCAAGAAAACAACACCAATACAAAACGGAATCCCAGAGAACTCGACCTTACAAATCCTCGTAAAACTGTTTTGACGGTTCGGTTTTCAAAAAAGGCGTGGCCTAGTCGTGAGAGAAGGAATCGAACCCACAACACACCGGGTTTGAGCCGGCGTCCTCTACCAATTGGGATATCTCACGCAAATACAAGAAAACCCCGCGACTGCGGGGCCTCACCTTGTCAGGAACCCGAGCTTCGCTCCAATCCCCGACAATCCATCTACACGACATTTTACTCACAACAAGCGTTGCAGCAAGCGTTGCAAGAGTATTCCCACCACCAATGAAACGCTAATTCAAAAAACAGCCCAGCAGATCATTCACGAGCAGAACCATTGTCCGTGCGGCCCTGACGTTCTGCCGGGGTGGGGCTTCTCCACCCCCCCTGTGTTTGTGGTTGGTCGGGCGTGTCTGATTGCCGGGTGTGGCCGTGTGGCCGTGCCGTGGCCGTGACGTGGCCGCGTGTGGCCGCGTGTGGCCGTGTGGTGTGGCCGTCGCGTGGCCATGCTGTGAGTCTGGGACGTGGTGCATGAGTGGCCGTGGCCGTCACTCTCTGCCTGACCACATGGTGTGTGGTCAGGCAACCCAACACTATGTGTGGTTTATCGTTTTTTGTCGTGTTGCCGTGGTTTCGACACGCCGAGGGATGCTAGTGTTTCCAATGGTTTTAAACTTTCCGGATTATCCGGCTTGACATTCCCAATTGGGAATACCTATGATGGAGCCAACAAAACAAACGAACACTAAACAGAAACGAGGTAAACGAGATGAAGAAGCTAATCGCGGTAGGCAAATGGACACTAAGCCAGACAGAAGATGGTCGCAAGGTGATTACGCACCAAGGCGTCTCGGCGGCCTTTATGGTCAGGCTCAACGGGACTGATTTAACAATCATCCCCCGAAACGTCAAGGCCATTGCCGGTGAATGCATAAGCGAATATCTCAGTGAGACTCAGGAAGTTGCGAACTTTGCACACGCGGTACGCGGATACTTCGCGGCTAGCTGAGAACACAGCGCGGCCATAGTGGCTGAGCTGGGGTGCAAGTCCCCAGTCGCGCACTTAGTTCCCACTGCCTAAACCTCATTGTGAGCAGAGGGTAATCAGGTGAACGTGATGATTGATAATTGAATAGTGTTGCCGAATGCCGGTTGCAGTCTGCATAGTGAGAGTGTGTCAAACAAGACTGCGTAAATGGGTTGCGCCTACCGACGTTTAGCCATGTGGCTAATGAGGATAAGAGAAGCAAGGTGAAGGCCTTGCGAGTAGTGCGCGGACCCCTGAAAGAATGGGGAGCGATGGCATCAGAAACCGCGTCTGCGATAGGTATAATTGGGCCCACTGGACTAGAGATAGCGAGGTGGGCAATGGTTGACAATTGTATTAGGGAGTACCGAGTCAAGCGTGGCTGGACTCAGCAACAGTTAGCCGACAAAGTAGACGGAGTTAATCAGCCGCGTATTGCCGCGTGGGAAACAGGTATTAGAGATTTTGGTGATACCTCTCTCAACGTCGCAATCAAGGTGGCTAACGCGCTCCGCCTATCTAACCCACGTCGCTTACTGGAGGCTCCAAGCGAGTCGAAAGAAAACACTAGCGAAAGCTAGGTGTGTGCCCTAATCAATTCTTCGCCTGACTGTGGGCCTTGTACACAGTCGGCCTAGCTCACTGGGTTTATCCCATAGTCTAGGCACTCATAGCGTGTCCCAAGGTGGACGGGATACGCTGGAACCTGTTATATCGAAAGGTGGTGAGCCGTGCCGGTTGGCGATATCGTCGTTGACCCGCGTATCCAGACTCGACATCCCGACGTGTCCGCTGATTCGGTGCGCGTGGCATGGTCGAACGTCGTGCGGTTTATGGCGCGTGAGGATACCGACCCGTTGCGTTATGTGGCGGTTGGATACGACGAGTACGGGCGTTTGCTGGAAATGGTGGCGGTACTAGATGAGTCGGATCGTTGGCATGTGTTCCATGCCATGCGTGCGACGCCGAAGGTGCTGCGGGAACTGAAACTTTTGTAAAGGAGGAAGTGTCATGTCTTTTGTTGCGAAGGGTGGCCGTGTGGTCACTGATGACATGTTGGACAAGTGGGCCGACGATGCGGATAACGGCGAGTTCGGCGGAAGGCCGGGTGCGGTGTATTCCGGGCCTGTCGTTCCTGTCGCTCAGGCGGATGCTGTCAGTCGGACGTTTTCGTTAAGCGCTGACATGTCGGCCATGTTGGATGCCGTCGCTAAACGTCGTGGCGTGTCCGCTGATGACATCATGCGGCACGCGCTGGTGCGTGAGTTCGCGTCAGTGTGAGCTGTTCGGCGTGCTGGTTTTCCGACACGCCGATTTGTTTAAACCAAAATGATACGTTATGCTATCAATTATCAAGCCCAATCAGGCAAGACAAAAGCAAGTTTGAGAACTTAACAGTGTTTCCCTACATGCAAATGATACATTTTGCTGTCATAATTGGTTTACCTACTACTAGAGAAAGCGGGTAAGCCTATGGGACTTAAGGAACTGCGCAAACAAGCCGACTTAACACAAGTTGAGCTAGCCAAGCGCACTGGAATAGCGCGAACAATCATCAGCAGTTATGAGACCGGGCGGCGAGACGTTCGGAACATGACTCTTGAAAACGCTTTGAAGATATCCAGTGCACTCAACTGCCAACCGAGCGACCTGATGCGTTAAAAGAATGCGGCTAAGTAGCGCCAACTACCTAGCCGCGTGCCTTAAGTTGAAAGTTCTCTAACCAATCAATCAAATCGAGGCTGTGCTATCTTAGCACGCCTCACATGGAAGTGAGGAACCATGCGTAAAATTCTGGCGGCTTCAGCCGCGTTAATCACACTTTTCACCCTGTCCGCTTGCGGTAGTGATACCGCGAACATCCCGCAATGTGAGAACGAAGACGGCTCGGGTCAAGCTGGACTCTGCTACTGGGATAGTGCTCGAATGGGCAACGGACGCGGTACCGGACTGTACATCTACCAAGACGGCATTCTAATCGACGAACGCTACTAAGTCTTTCAATCAGATTCATTCAGTCGCGCGGCTGTCTCCGCGCTTCATCAATTCAAGGGAGATTCACAATGTGTGTGGAACTTGTTTTTAGGATTAACGTTGACTGGCATAGGTCACGCATGTGGGGGAGTAACCCGCGTGCCGAAGTCTGGGCCAACCTCGCCGGTATTCGCGGCGACTACACTAACGGTACCGTGTCAGGCTGTGGATACGACAAGGAGAGTGCGGCAGTTGATTTAGCGTTGAAAGATAACCCGCTTATGCAGACACTCATGATGTGGCCGAAACTGAACGTGAACACCGGTTATAGTGGTCAGGTCACGCGCGTGGTCAACAAACTCGATTACGGGTATGAGCTGTGCTTTGGCGGCATGGGCATGAGTGAGTTTCTACAATTCATGCGCGGCAATGGTTTTGCCGTTGAGGAGATGCACGGCGATATGTTCGACGGGTACACGTTCCGGCGTGACATGCCCGAATCTTTCGTTAAGACAGTTTGACTGCGATAGCGCGGCGCATTAATCCGCGCTTCCCGCCCATTCGGGCAATTTCAATCAATCAAACCTATAGATCCTATATCACACTAATGGAGGTGTGCCATGCCTGAAGAAATACTGAATCCAAGCGACTTCCACGTTGGCTGGTCGGCCCAATCGTTGGCCGGCGACATCTACGTTATCGTCAAAGCCACTGACAAGACGGTGACGTTCGATAAATACGATACCGTCTGGCTTACCGTTCGGCGTGTCCGGCGTAAGCGTTTCGAGTGGATTGAAGGAGGCTACTTCAAGGACGGTGCATTCACGTTCTGGCCGAGTAATTTTTTCCCGCCTGAGAACGTCTGCAGCCGCAACGATTTCATCCAATCGCATGAGTTTAAGGCGGTGGCATGATGGCACGCTACTTCTACGCTTTCCGCTGGGCTTATGGTATCGGCGCGACATGGGATGATGGGTCATGGCCGGGTAGCCTCTACGTGTTCGACTCGATGGCTGAGCGTGACGCTTGGGTTGCCGACGACGTTTTTGATGGTAACTGGCATCGTGAGGCCATTACGGCAAAGGAGGCGCGTCATATCATGGCGGGCACTGTTATCGGTTGCGATAATGATATGGCCGTCCGGTATGACGGTAGTCGGTCGGCTGTCGAACGGTATGCGCCCATTGTTGAACTGGTCAGGGCATGGCGGCGTGTTGACATGCAGAATAACCCGGCCGCATATTACGCGGAGTGATTGCCGTGATCGACCACTGGGGACGCGGCTACTTTGTGCGAGTCCATCGTTAAATCAATCGTTTCGGGGCATGGCGTTGTGGCCGTGCCCCGCTGTTTTAAGGAAATCATCATGCTTAGCGATATCGAGCTTGAAGCGATGTGCTGGAAAGTTGACGCGGAATTGAAAAAACACGCGGCCAACCATGACACTGACTGGTGGGGTATCTACCACTTGTGGGATAGCCCAAACGGCGACTGGGTTAGTGAGGAGGACTGGAATAAGGTGTTCCGAAACCGACCTTTCTACATGGCTACCGCGTACATGCTTTGGGTCAACAACGGGTACAACGTTCGTGAGGTTTGCCGCACTTATAATGAAGACGGCTTACCGGGGCTTAACGCCTTATGCAATGAAGTCCTTGATGAAGATGACGGTACCGGTTGCTATTTCACTGAGGTTGAGTGTGATGAATGCGGGGCTGGATGGTCAGCCGACTGTGTTTGCGACGTTGGAGCTGAGGGCTGATGAAAGTCCGTCGTGTTCTGTTTGTGGCCGTCCTTGTGACGGCCTTTCTCTTGCTTAGGACGTTAGGCGTTATCCAGCCTACGCCCCAATGTTCCACGTCTTACGGCGTTGATGATACCGCCACTTGCGTGTATGGCGATTACGCCTATCACCGTGGCGTGCAAATCTGACAATCGATTTTTTGAAATGAGGTAAACAAAATGAAGAAGCTGGCTAATGACCCGTCGCGTAACGTGAATGCCGTGAGCGGCATGTGGGTACGCTTGCGTAAGGACAATAGTAAGTATGACGTGCGGTATGTAAACGCCCGGCTGAAGCGTATCTGGCGATTGTCGGAAACGTCCGCTGGCACGTCTTGGAATGTTCAGGCCAAGGGTGAGAAGAAATACGCCGAACTGTTGGATGGTATGAAAGCAAGCCAGGCCGACCTTGAACATGGCTGGTTTCTGGTGCCTGACAATGAGCGTAAGGCTTACGGGTTCACGGTTCCCGTGCTGACGGGGATGGATGCTAAAAGCGTTTCCGGTATCACGGTGGCTGATTTTGAGTCCCGTTGGACATGCGAGAACGAACGGTTTACGACTATTGACCATTGGCCTAAGCAGGGTATGGTGCGTCATCTGCCGCCTACCGAGGTTGAGGATGAAAGCAAGTGGGCTGGCGAGGACGAGTTTCTGGACGATGAACCGGCCCCGATCACTCAAGAGATACCCGAAGTGCCGCCCACGGTAAACAACAAGGCAGTCACATACACGACAATGCCTGACCTCATGATGGCCAAAGAATGCCCCGCATTGCAAGGCATGGGCCATATCCGTTACTTCCGTACCAGCAAGGGCCGCAAGGTGGCCTACGTGGCTAGCGCTAACGGCAAGTGTGTTGTCGCCTATCGTGCCCGGTATGAGCGGGGGAGTGACATGGTGCTCGAAACGGCCGTAGCAGAGTACGTCAAGTCGCTCGGTTTCGCGGCCTGACCTGATGGCGTTGGCGCGCCGCCATAATTGCGTGCCGCTTTCAAACCTTTCCGATTCGATTTTAAAGGCTTTATTATGAGTGAGCTTAAAGAAAAGGCCGCGCGACTGTTGTTGAAGTCCGCGCGTGAGATGGCTGACGAGAACGAACGTGACTTATCCGCCGTTTTCGATTACCGGAGTGGCTTCATCGATGACTTGCGTATGCGCGCGGTGAACACCTTGGAAGGCGTCGCGTGTATGCCTTCCACGCCGCCTGACAATGATGAGATGGAACGTTTGATAGCCGATAGTGGTTTCTCGTTGGACTTGCTAGATAAGAGAGCGCGTGAGATCTACGACTGCGGTTATTCCACCACGTATCAGCGTTATCAGACGGCTATCGTCATGCTTATCGATGATTTGCTGGGGGTGGATTGATGGAAGTCAAGATACCTACGAGTAAGATTCGTGAGGTTATGGAGTCGTCGGGGGCCGTGTACACGCCGGATAATATCGCGGCGGTGCGCGCCAACATTCCGCTTCACACGTCTGATCTGATTTTGGCGGCGTTGAACGCCACCGATCTGCCCGACAAGCGGTTTGCTTTGCCGCTGTTCTAAGTTCTTGCCGTCCAGCTTTTTCCTCACTTCCGCTGGGCGGCAACCCATTTTTTGCTACAAGCCAAATCAATATTTCTTTAGGAGATTATTATGAGCGCTTCAATCAAGCTCACCGTTTATGGCAATTCGACGCCGCTGAAAGGCTGGAGGCATGAGGATACCGTGCATACGTGGCTGTATCCGAATGCCACTTCGGATATGGTTGACATGCTGGACGCGCTGGAATCAGGTGTCAGCCATGACGATGGCTACGATGAATGCGACTATTTCTCGTTGGATGATTACGACGAGTTTCGGGATGGTCTCACACCCGAGTGGCGCGAAGTGTTCCCCGCTTTGCCTGACAATTGGGTTGGCAGTGACGCTGAAATCAGAATCTACTGGTGAAAACTCATATCTCATTCCTAACCCAATATGGTATATGATTGATACCATCTGTTAACCATTAAGGAGGTTGTTATGGGTAAGCTGGTCGCCAATGTCGATGATGATGTCAAGGCGCGTGCCGCCGCGCTCTACGATTCCATGGGCATGAGCCTGAGCACCGCCGTCAACATGTTCCTACGCCAGTCTCTGGTGGACAACGGGTTGCCGTTCAGGCCGACGCGACACACGCCGGACGGTTATCCGGTGCCGCCTGTTCACAATGCATACATGTTCGAGCGTTCGGAGAAGGGCCATGTGATACTGCCCGCCGATTGGGATGATTCGGAGGATGATGTCTATGACCAGTACGCCAAGTGAACCGCGCCTGTATGACGTGTGGCTGATGTGGGTCGAGTTTCCCGACCATCCCGGTATCGGGAAGCCGCGTCCGGTGGTTATCACCGAGGTTGACGGCGATCTGGTGTCGGGTATCGTGGCGAAGATAACCGGCAACACTGATTGGGATGAGGCCGGTGACGTGCCGCTGCTCGACTGGAAGGCCGAGGGGCTGTTGAAGCCGTCGCTCGTGCGCTGTTCGCAACGCTTCTACTTCAACAGGAGCGAACTGCTGCAATGGTTCGGACGACTCTCGTTGAGGGACGCGGAGCATGTTAACGACGGGTTGAAAGCCACATTGGACATTCCACCATACAGGCGGAGCGTATAGCCGTTATCGTTTTCATGGCCTCATGGACTTGTTCTATGGGGTCATTCTTATAGAAACCATCATTTAGAACCGCATCATAGGGCTTTCTATGGTGCGGTTTTCACATAAATCAGCATTTAGACGGGACTTTAGAGCTGTCTATTATCCCGTTAATCGTTTTACCGGACAATAACAAGGGAGTTTCCATCATGGATGAAGAAACCGAAGTCTACACGATTTACCAGCGCGTGACGCAGATCGAGAAGCGTCACGTCACCGCGCCGAAAGGCTTGACGTTCAACCAGTTGAGCGACTGGGTTGACGAAAACGGCGTTGGAGACCTGTTGGACATTGACGAACTGGACAACGATATGGTCAGCGCCGATTACGAGGACGGCTCTCATGTCAAGAGAAAGTGGGCGAATTGATTACCGCAATCTACCGTTATGAGCGTTTCGACCCCGCCGTCAACAAGGAGTTGTGGCGACGCATACCCGGCTGGAAACTACGTTTCACGTGGCTGAAAGCATGGCTGGAACACGATAAGGCGGCTCGAATCGGCTATAAAGCGTGGTTGTACGCGCGTGTTTCGAGTGGCGGCGAATGGCTGACCGGCGACATGCTGGACTGGAATCAGGAGGTGTCCAAGTGAACGTCGAACGTATGGAGAAAGCCTTGCACGAGGTGTGGAAATACTATGACGAAGCAGGGGAGACTGGGCAAAACTATGTGCTTGACCCGGATAATCTCACCAAGTTCGCCGCCGATCTGTGCAAGGAATACCAAAATCTTGATGAGATTTTTTAGCCCGCAAATCCGGTATTTCAATGCCGGGTTAGGGCGTATCGAATTTTGCGTATGGTAGCGGATGTGCTACTATTATTCCTATGGGCGCAAGCGATGAACGGTTCACACATGGTAGGACTTCGGTATACAATCTGAACTACCACATCATCTGGTGCACGAAATACCGTCGCAAGGTGCTCAAGAACGGAATCGACTCGGATTTGAAGACGATTCTCAGGGAGATAGCCGACGAGCACGGCTACCGCATTCCCCACATGGAGGTCGGCTTGGACGATCACATCCACCTGTTCGTGTCCGCGCCACCGAAAATCAGCGTGAGCAGCATCGTCAAACAGTTGAAGGGCACATCCAGTCTCCGACTGTTCGCCATGCACCCCGAACTGAAAAGCCAATACTGGAAACGTAAGGGCGAGCGGAGCCTGTGGTCGCCCAGCTATTTCGCGGAAAGCATCGGCTCGGTCAACGAACGGGCGGTGGCCAAGTACATCGACGACCAACGAGCGAAGGAGCGTGAATCACAATGACCATGCGCAAGGTGGCGCAGCGCATACCGTTCACGCCGTCCAAGACTCAGGCCGCGTTGCTGGAACGGTGCTTCGGCGACAGGCGTTTCGCCTACAACCAGCAGGTCGAGGCGTTCAACGCGTACGACAAGGAGACGAACCCGAAACCCGAATATCCGAACGTGACCGGCATGAAGAACGCGAACGGATGGCTCAAGGACAGCCCGATCCCGTCGAACGCGTTGAGCAACGCCATCATGGACTTCCGCAAGGCACGGTCGGCGTACTTCCGCAAAGCCCAGTACGAGAAGCATCGTCCCCGTTTCGTCTCAAGGAACGACAACATCCAATCGTTCCGCAATACCATGCCGATACGCCGTATGGACGGCAACCGGTACCCGTTGTCCAGGAAGCTTGGCTCGGTGCGCATCCGCAAACGCGACCGGCTGCGTTATCCAATCGAGAACCTGTCCAGCTGGACGGTGAAACGTGAGAACCGGACGTACTGTCTCGTGCTCCTGTTCGACGTGGACATCCAACCGAAGACACCGGTGGAGGGGCGGGTCGGCATCGACTTGGGTGTCAAGGATCTCCTCACGCTGTTCACCGGCGAGAAAATCGACTATCCGAACCGGCTACGCCGATTGGAGGCTGACGTCAAACGGGAGCAGCGCAAACTATCCCGTCGAACGAAAGGATCGAACAACTACCGCAGACAGAAGGCAATCGTAGCCAAGGCGTACGCCAGGCTCCGCCACTACCGCGATAACTTCCAGCACCAATTGTCCCACAGGCTGATAGAAGAGAACCAATTCATCGGCATGGAGACCCTGATGGTACGGAACATGACACGGAAGGCACGCAAGAGGCTGGACGCGGACGGCAGGCCCATGCGCAACGGCCAGTCACGCAAACGCGCGATGAACCGTTCCATGCTCCGCGACGGGTGGGGCGGCCTCGTGGACAAGCTCTCCTACAAGGCGGAATGGTATGGTCGCACCCTCGTCCAAGTGGACAGGTTCTATCCGAGTTCCAAACTCTGCCACGACTGCGGGCACAAGTACAAGGGATTGCGGCTGTCCGAACGCGAATGGGTGTGCGAACGGTGCGGAATCCCACACGACAGGGACGTGAACGCCGCGTTGAACATTCGCGACGAGGCATTGCGGCTCAGCCGGGAACAAGCATGACAAAAGAAGAGGAACCGGCCGACAACCGGGGATAGCCCGCTAAAAATGGGAAGCCTCTGGATTCAGACGTATCGCCTGAATCCAAGCAAGCCCAGTTCGCAGGAATCCCGTGGTTTCAACCACGGGAGTGTCAAAACCATAAACGTGGGCCCGATTATACGAGAAAACCCGTGGAGCACTCGGAATAGAGTCGTTCCACGGGTTTTTATATTGAGACTGTTAGAAGCCGCCACTGCCTCTCAAGGAAGCACACTAGGGCGGCATTCTCATGCTTGACCGACTACTTCAACGGAAAGTCGAATACCAGCTTATATCCGCTTGTAACCGGGCCTTCCACAGGTGTGAATGTGAGACTACCGTTGTCGTTTTCCGCGATCAGGTAATGATTCGTGCATTCCTCGTTCCATTGGACTTCCCATACCGCGTCGGTCGGAACCTTTTGGAGAAAATCATGCAGCTCGTCAATGGAGATTCTAACCGGCATGATTCTGGCGAGCGTGGTCTTATCCACCTTGACTGTGGCGATGGACTCCACGCTGTCATACGTTTTGATAGGCGTATCCTCTCTGGGGGTATCCGGTTCATCAATGATCGTTCCCACTGGTATGAAGTCGGGTGGAACGTCGGATAGGACACCCGTGAAAATATTGCGTGCCAAGTCCATGTAACGCTTCACAGTTCCCCCTTGGCTTTTCTCGTGTAGTATTCCTCAGCAGACAACAGTTCCAGAATCGGAGTCTGCTTATTGACCTCCAACAATTCCTCCCATGTCATCCACGGATGAAGACCCGCCAGGGTCCCGCACCAAGATGTTTGATACGGTGCCTTGTCATCGTGTCCGAACAGCTAATTATCACTGCGGGGAGCATACCGTTTGATGATCCGTCCCCAACCGGTTTGTGACCCAAAGCGGATGCGCGCCCAGTATTCGCCCGGCAGTATCGGTTCCACGATACTCGGACGCGGCTTCTTCTTGGGTGCGGGACGGGTGGCGTAGGCGAAATCATCCTCATAGACAACGAGAAACACCGAAACCGGTTCCTTTTCGGCTCCCAGCTTCCATGTGGCGGAAACACCGACTCCGCCTCCCTCGACCTTAATCATGGAAGCCCAATCAGTGCGGGACTTGAACCTGTATGTGTTCGTGCTGCCTTTGACGTGAATCAAATCGCCGGGCTTCAGGTCATCCCAGCCGACGCGAATCTTCTTGCTCACCTGTGGTCCTCCTTGCCGATATCGCTGAATCGTGTGTAAAGCCGGTCGTTCACGACATACGTGTTGTAATCATCCTGTTGGATGTACCACCAGCGGTTTTGATGGCCAGCCTTCAGATACTTCTCGCACGTGTGGTCGATGGTGTTGTCGGGGTTGACCTTCTGCCTGAACGACAATTCATCAACCACGTTGCTATCGGCCACGAGACCGGCTATCCGGTCGATACGCTCAGGCGTGAAATCGGGGGTGACCACGTACACGACACGCACCTTCTGACCGTCGAACCATTTGCGGGGCAATGCCAACGCCACGTCATCGGACAAGCTCGTGGGACGCATGTGATACACCACGCGGCTGAACCTGACCTGCTGCATGACTTGAGCCACGTTGCGTCCGCATTGGAAGTAGCTGGTGTGCATCTCGGTTTCCGTAAGACAGTCTCCGGCCCTGCGTATCGCCTCCCGGTAGAAGGCGACACGTTTCGACGCTTCCGGCTCGCGCATGGGGAACAGGGGGTCTCCGCCGCCGCTGAAGCTCAGGAACCTCATGGGGTGGTGTTCGCTTTCACGGCTGATGGTCCGCAGCGTGGCCTGCATGTCCGTCACCGGCACGTTCAATCCGGTTTTCCTTACGATGCAGTAGGGGCATGTCCAATGACAGCCGAAATTCGTGATAACCGAATAATGTCCGTTCATTGTGTTTCTCCGATAAGCTGTTCCATGTCTTTCACGTTGTCCTGCTTGCGTTTCAACGCATTGCAGCGACGTATCCACTCGCGTTTGCGCTTATAGACGTTTGTTATCTCCACATTGCTCAACAGTTCGTTGCATGAGCAGACAAGCTGGGGGATGTCCGACTCCGAGTCCGTTTGCACGACGGGTTTCTCCCCGCAGGCGGGGCATTCGGGAACCGGCTCGTCAACCACTGCCTTCAACCGTCTGCAACCGGTATTCCACTTCTGAGCACTCTCGTCTTCAAAAACCGAGGAGAACGAAAGGATGCTTTCGACGTGATCGCACCATTCCAAGAGCTGCCACGAGTCTTTTTCCAGACAGTAGTAGCGGTAGTTGCGGGTGACGCACACATGCTTCAGTTTGGGTACGAGTCCGCAGATGGGGCATGGTTCCACTACCGGTGGCTTAGGTTCCGGTTTTTCGACCGGTTCCGGCTCCTCCAAGTGCAGCAGTCGTTTCAGCCAGTTCATACGTTCCTCGATTCCATCGACTCGTTGAACGCCTTCTGGAACGCATAAACCCCGGCTTTAACGGCCTTTTCGACGGAACCGTCGGGCGGCAGCGTCACTGTCACGTGCGCGCGTGGCTGCATGTCGTCGCCTATGCACACGCTGTCCGGTTCCAGTTCGCCCACCATCGGGACTTCCACGGTGAACGTGGCTAGTTGAAGCGCCTTGGAGTACAAGCTCAATTCCACTTCCGTGGTACCAAGATTGATGCTCATTGAGTAATCTCCCTGTGTCCGAGGAACTTGTTGACGAAGAACGTCTGACCTTTGCCCGTGACTTTCGGCGTCTTGTTGATGGTCGTGTGACCGTCCGAGTGAACCACGGTGGTTTCCTTGATCTCGAACAAGCCCAATTCCATAGATTTCTGCGTGGGCATGTTGCGAGAGCTGCCGGTTTTCATCAGCCATCCGTTGTCCCTCAGCCACGCGAACAAGCGAGTGCCGCCAATATCCACGCCATTGCCTTTCAGGACTTTCGCCAAGTCGCCCACGAGGATGCTGGTCTTCGAGGTTTCCACAGCGTCAGCGAACAACGCTTTGGGACGCATCCATTCGACCTGTGCTTGGGCCTTCTCCTTTTCCGCCCGCTCCTGTTTGATTTGTGTGGCAAGTCGGATAAGGAAGTCGGGTTCGGTGACTGCCTTTTCCAAAGTCGATTCGGTCATGTACGCACCATGCCTGCGAATCGATGGCAGCACCTCGTGCGTGACCCAGCGTTTGAACTCGCGGGCTTCGGGCTTGCGGCTGCGTAACACGAGGGAGTACAAGCCGGACTCGGACACGAAAACGGGTGCCTTGCCGCCGTTCTGGGCAATATCCGTAGTACGGATATTGGTGATTTCATCGGCATCGAGGTATTCCCGAATATGGTTGGTGGCCGTACCGAGAATGGCGCATACGTCCGCTCCAAGGAACCACGGGTTGCCGTGTTCATCGGTTAGGACACGCACCTGAATGCCGTTGAAGTCAAATGGTTGAATCTGATTGCTCACTTGTCGTCTCCTTCCTTGGACTGGTTTTGCGAAACCTGCATGATCTCCCACACGTCCGCATCCTCCGACAAGCCGGACGCGAGACGGTAGAAGTCACTGAACCTGTAGAGCGGATTGCTGTACGCATCCTCGCCCTGCTGGGGCAACTGGCCTCGATGTATCCAACTACGCAAAGTGCTGCGGTTCACGCGCATTCCGCACGCCTTGATGATGTCCAACAGTTCGCCACGGGTTCTCACCGCCTCCGATTGGAGGAGACGTTTCACCCGTTCCGCCCTGATAAGGGCTACCGGCATACTGAAACCGCATTTCGGGCATTTCGCCGTCTCCGCGTCCGCGTAGCAGGAGAGCTGACCCAAGCACTTGCCGGCCGGGCATGGCCCGTACAATACGGTTTCCCCGTCATCGTCCGTGAGGAAACGACGCAGCTTGCGTGTCAGACTGTGAACCAGTTCCGCGTACACGGGGGTGCTGGAATGCTCCACGAGTTTCGGATGATCGGCGATACGGTGAACCATGTCCGACAGTGGCGTGGACTCGGGCAGATTGATTTTCAGACTGCGCATCCACTCGTACAACGTGCCTTGCAACCCCGGATAACCGTGGTCATCGTCCGCGTACAGCAGATCATGCAGGGCTTCGCGCAACGGTGCGGGAGCGGTGCCGGATTGACCGCCGCCACCGTTCTTGTGCCCGTAGGCGCGGTTGATGCGATACTCGCACAGGTCGGGCAGACTGTGGTCCAACCATCGCAGGTCGCCGGTCAACTGGCTGGCGTGCTTGTCGCACAGGAGATTCAGATTCGGTTCGACGCCATGTCCGATAAGCGGTGACGGCGCGTCGGTGACGATATCCCGCCAGCAACCGTGGTAGCGGCAGAGCCTCGTAGTTTCAGTGGAAAAAGACAATAGTGACCTTGACCTTCGGTTTTTTTGAAGGTCTCGGACGTGTCAGTAACTCCCAATTATGCCATCAAACCGGTCATGATTCAGCCGGACGGCGTGTCGCCAGAACCTCGTCCAACGCCACGCCCAAACCCGGATTGAAACCACCACCCTCACGCCTGCGCTTGGGTTTCGCGGGCGGCAAGCGCAGCGGGTCACGCGCGGCCAACGCCACCTGTCGAGACTCGTCCGGGGAACGGCCCATCATGCGCTGCCGGCGATACAACCACGCCTGATCTTCCACTAGTCCCAGACGTTCGCACTCCCGGCCTATCTGCGCTTCGGACGGTTTCGCACCGTTGCGCAGCTTGCGGACGATGCCGTTGATGTCGCCGGAACCACACCAGCGACCCGTGCTGTTGTCCGCGTAGAAGCGTCGAACGGCCTCACGCGCCTCTACCGCCGTGATATCCGAACGCAGTTCCGAATAAAAAGCGTCAAGCTGAACATCATCCCACTGAGCGTTGCCGTGATGCGCGTTAATCAGCGACAACAACGCCGCCGCCTCACCCTTGCTGAGCATTGAGACCTCCCTGCGAGTATCGGGCACGCTCCTCCTCGGTCATGTACTGCCAGGTTTTCGCCATGTTCGCTTCGAGATTCTGCTGGCTGCGGGACTTGACCGGCTGGACTTGCCGGGCCCTTGGGGTCTCCGGTTTGGGTTTCTCCCAGTTGCGTGCGTACAGTTCCCCGCCGATGAACCGGCTGAACGTCTTCACGAACCGTTCCTCGGTGGCCCCGACATACGCTCGGGTTTTGGCTTCAAGAAACTCACGCGGGTCAGCCTCGCCAGCGGCTTTCACGATCTTGGGCCATTCGATTTCCAACTGCATTCGAGCCTGAGAGGTCTTCCCGTCGAACCTGTTCGTCGGGTAAATACGCTCAAGACTGTCGAGCAGTCCATCGAAGTCAGGCTTTGAGGGGGTAGGGGGAGTTGAATTATCTTTAGATAATTCATTCTGGTGTTCTGGTGTTTGTCCCGATGTCACAGCGATGTCACGCTGTGACATGCTTGTGACAGTGGCGTGACCACGTGACTTGCTCTTGCGTTCCTTCGCGTCGGCGCGGGCGTGCAATACCTGCTCCTTGGTGCGATTATGCTTGGTGTAATCATGGATTAGCCAGCCTTCATCGACCTCCTCGAACATGCCTTCGTCCACGAGCGCCCGCACCTGTTCCGGTGTGGCTCCGATGTTCGACAGCAAGGCGCGTCGTGATATGAAGCCGTCCGTGAGCCTGTCGCCGCACAACGAGAGGGCCATGCAGAATATGCCAACGGAATCGGCGTGTCCCATGCGCACGAGGTCACGTATCTTGTCGTTGTCGTAGAAGCCGTTGACGAGCTGCACGTATCCGCGCCTTGCCATCGGTCAATCTCCTTTCCGGGCTGGTTCGCGTCCTAGTCGAGGGAGAGCGGGAAGAACGGTTACGGCTTGTCGAGCTTGTACCCGCAGTAGGGGCATGTCACGTAATATGTGCCCACCGTCTCGCCGCAGTGAGCGCATTTCCACGTATCCGATGCTCATGATTTCTCCTTGACTGGTTTGCAGTTGTGTGGCGCTTGTGAGATTCTGCTGGTCTGGCATGCGTATGATCGGCTGCCGTCGCGGAGGATGATGGTGTCCGCCGTTTCTTCAGCCCAGCCGAGATAGGCAACGAGGGCGAAGAACAGTACGGAGAACAGTACGGCGGCGGCGATGGCGAGTGTTGCGGCCTTGCCAATGCAACTCATTCGTTTACCGCCTTCCGCGCCAGTGCGAGTAGTTCCTTGGCTTGTCGGATATATTCCTCATGGAAGCCGGGAATCTCACCGGCATAATTCCATGCGTCATCCTCGTCTTTCGCCGCGTAGCTATCGACGCCATCCCATTTGCAGCTGTTCCAGCAGAGCCGTTTCGCCACGGCCTCAATCTCTGCATTCGTGGGTGGTGCGTTGCGGCCACGCAGGTATGCTTCCTGCAGATCGTCCGTGTCGCAGTAAAACTGTTCCTTGACATGCGTTCCTTCCCAGTAGCGGGTCGGATACGCCTTCTCAGCTTCATCATCCGCGATGCTCATTCCCACATCTCCGTTTCGTCGTTCCTGTAGTTCTTGCCTTTGCTTCTGTTTATCCCGCCCCATACGCCTTGCAACGGGTAGCCGTTTATCCGTGCATGTTCCGCCGCGTGGCGGGGAAGAACAAGTCAGGGTCCATGTCCCGGCAAGCGGCCTTGTCACGCCAGTCGCCCATCTCCGGCCTCACCTCACATCGGGGCTTATCGCGTCGTCCCTGTATGGGGTAGCCACGCCCGCGCAGCCGGGACAATAGCGGAAATCCGGTTTGATTCGGTTGCCTTCGATGGTGAACCAGTCACGGCTCATGGACTGGCCGCATCGGGAACAGTCGAAGCCGCTGTCCGGGTCGATGAGGCTCGGCCCGTTCACGTCATCCGGGTTCTCGATGGGCATGTCCGGGCGGAAGACGACTCGCTGATGAATCACAAGCGTGGACATGTCGGTCAACGGCGCGGCCTGCTCACGGTCCTTGAGTTTCTTCCGGTACTCGTAGACCTGTTGGCGCGACACTCCGGCGCGCTCCGCGATCTGCTTCGGCGTCAACTCATCCTCAGAGATAAGCCTCAGCAGCGTGCCCAACGTCTCGGCGGAGAGCTTACGATATCGGCGGGTCCCGCTCATCGTCTACCTCTCTCCACCAGTTGTGACAGCATGGCGGTGGTATCAGTCCTGCTCATTTCGTGTCCTTCCAATGTTTTTCACGCCAGTCGGCTACAGCCTTGCGGTCTTCGTCTGTTAATCCCTCATGGCACTTGAACATGACAAGGCTGAGCGCGAACTCGTAGCCTTCGCTCCACTTGTCAGGCACGCCATGCACATGGTTCTCGTCGAAGAGGTAACGGCAGTAATCATGCAGTTCGTCAATCGTCATTTCGCGTCCTCGCTTTGCTTGGTGGTTTCGGTTTCAGGTTCCTCCCATGGGACTGCCAGCTTCACGTGGCTGTTCATGATCGCGATGCGAGCCGGATCTTTAAACCACGTAATGCCTTCGACATAATCCACGTATCCGCAAGCAAGCCCATAAATCCCGTCACAGCGTTCCGCCCATCCGCTTTTCAGGTAGTATGTTTCGTTCGTATCAAGTTCCACGCGCAGACCCATGTCATGCGGGAGGAGTTCTAACACACCGCTCATTTCGTGTCCTCGCTTGTGAGAATCGCTAGTATGGTGTCCTCGCATTCCGGTTTTGGCAGTGGTTGCGGTGTGCTCATATCCTCGTAGTACTTGTTTAGAGCGTGCAAGCTTGTTTGCGTGTCTGGGTTGTCGGAATCGTAAAATACGGTCAGCCAGTCATACTGTGAGTTTTGCACGTATCGCAAGTGCAGTGGACAGAAGAATCGCGGCTCATTATCATTTGTGAACAGGCACAACCAGTCTTCGTCGTCGGTAATGTCCATGATCGCGTTTTCCTCGCTCGTTGCCCAGAAGTCGTACTGCATGCAACAGCCCGGGTAGTCACATTTTGCCAAGTAGGTTGTTCTCACTCTCATGCTCATTTCCTGTCCCTTTCCCAAATATTCTCAACCATCCCGCACCACTTATCCCATGCTTCCTCTCTCGTATCGGCATAAGGGGCTTCCAAGTGGGTGCAGAAAAACATGTAGCGGCCTCTCCATTCGAATATGAGCGGGACACATCCGTAGAGGGGGCAGCAGTGCCGAATCTTCGATGCTAGATTGAACATGTTCGTCTCCTTAAATCTCGTATGAAGTTGTGGCGGCTTCGCCAGTCCGAGGGCGTGCCGCTCGTCGCCGTGAGCAGCACGCCGTCATCGAATATCTTCCAGTGGCCGCTGCCGGCGCGTACCACCGTGTAGCCGTGCGAGGCTATCCAATGCATGAGTTTGCGGTCATCTCCACGCGCGGTCATGCTTTGAGCCTCATCTTCAACGCGAGACCGTTTTCATGCACGCTGCCCTTATCGAAGCCCATGAAACCGTTGAATAGTTCGTATTCGAGCAATACGGTGTCCACGCGGAACTCGTCGTACTGATGGTTTTTGATGCGTTCCATGACAAGCCTCATCGATGCGACGGTATCCCTGCGGTCGGCCTGTATGGGAATGAGATACGGCCAAAGATTCCATTCGCCCGGATGATCGTTCAGCCAACGGGCGAAATCAACGAGTTTCCTATCTTCCATCATTTCCCCTTAGGAGCGTTCCCTCACGATATAGTCCGGGTGTTCCCGGCAATAGTCGTATATCAGTTTCAACCATGCGATGGCGCTGTCCACGCTGCCCCAATAGTTCGGCGGATTGTATTTGCCGCGCAAAACATACAATGGTTCCAAGTAGATGTCTTTCAACGCCTTGTCGATACGGGCTGCGGCCTCCCCGGCCGTCAACCCGTCCAGGTCATGCTTAGGATTGACCTTGTAATCGGTGAAAAACGCGGATAGATTATACGTGTAGTTGAAATAATGGCCATGAGCGGTCCGCACATGCTCGCCGTCCCGTTCGCATACGTCAAACCATTCCGGTTCCGGCAAGTCCTTGTCCACTATGAACAGGTCGTAGCTCATTCTTCGTCTCCTTCGATGATTCCATGTCCTGCTATCAATGCGAGGGTCTTTAAGTCGGTGAGCACGGGCTGGTTGTCCATGCTTGACAACGTGTTCAAGCCGAGACCCTTCTGTTTGAACACGACGAACCAGTAAGGTGCGTCAGCGTTACCCGCCTCGGTACGGCCCTCCTGCATCCACTCCTTGAGTCTCCCCGTATAGGTGCTGTAGTTTTTACACTCCAATACGACCGGCTGGCCGTGGATACGCAGACCGGTGATATCGCCCTGGTCTTTCGTCCCATGCAACACTTCACGGTGTATCGTCTGCTCGCTGTCATCCAACCGGGCGCGCAAATAGTTGACCACCTTGGATTCAAGCAGTGTGCCTTTGGCTTTCTGTCGGCTCATTCGTCCATCCACCATTCAGTCGGGTCATCGTGAAACTGGCAGTCCACGCAGTCCCCGAATACGTTCAAGATTCCTCCGCAGTACGGGCAATGCTCATACTGGACGGGCAGATAACTCGGTCTCATAATCAGAACTCCGGGTTGTCTCGTAGTCGTTTTTGCACGTCCCCGCGCATCTGCTCGATCACATCGACCCGAAGTCCGGTAGCCAAGCGAATCTCCTCTGCCGGACGGTTCGAGTCTTCAATGAGCAGTTGCCATGCTTTACTTTTCGCTTTGCTCAACATGAGCCCCCTTCTCCAAATTAGAGCTGATACGCACCCGATAGTCGGTGATGCTCCAAGTCAGATGGTTCAACTGCCAGACGGTGAGTCCAAGAAAAACCAGCAGACAAAACGCTTGAACAATGGCCATCATCGTATTCTTTGACGTGATGCCCACCGCGAGGGAGAACGAGCAAAACATGTCCCACCCCAAATACCAGTACACGGACCATAATCCGGGTTTGCTGCCGTCACGTCGTTCGTAAACCGTGACCATATCCTTGTCACTCATTTCGATTCCTTCTTCTGCTCCTGTTCACGCCACCCCATACGCCTTGCAATGGGTAGCCGCTGATTCTGTCGTGTTGCGCCGCGTACCGTGCGCATTCGCATATCGCCGGACATTGGGCGCAGGCCTTGAGCGCCAATCGTTCCTCGCTGGACGTGGTTGGGAAGAACAGGTCAGGGTCCATGTCACGGCACGCGGCCTTGTCACGCCAGCCGCTCAATTCAATTCCTTCTTCGCGTTTTGAGACTGCTTACGCTCATGATTCCTCCTTGAGCGTGGCGACATATTCGATGGCCTTGCGTTCACGATTCGCGTACCTCTCGCACTTGCGTTTGAGACGTTTGAGGCTCATGGCGTACAGGAAGTCTCTGAAGTTGCCGTCCTCGTAGATTTTGGCTTGATAACGGCCGCAGGTGCCTTCCGCGCCGATATGCGCAACCAAATGGTCTGTAAGCTGAATCTCGTTCATGCGTTCTCCTTTCGATATGGGTTTGGCGTGTATTCGGGCGGTTCCTCGCCGGGCATGGGGTTCATGTTCTTGAGGGCTTGGATATATCCGTTCTCCCATGCCTGTTCGGCTATCTGCCGGTCGTGTTCGTCTATGGCGGGTTTGAAAGCCGCCAGCAACAGGTCTTCGCTGTACAACTCGCCTTGTTCCCAGACGGAATCGCAAGCCATGCGCAGCAGTTCCCTGAAATCCTCGGGAATATAGTCTGGATGAATTGTTTCGTCGTGTCCGCTCATTGTCCGCCTCCCATTTCCTTCTCTCGCGCCATGATCTCCACGTCGTCGGCGAGCATCCTCAGCACGCCGGCGAGCGTGCCATACGATTCGGCGGTCGGATACACCGTCTTGCTGACATACACGTCCCACCTGTCGGAACCTTGATGATTGTCGGCCTTGAGGATAATGAGCGGGTCGGCGTCGATGAAACGACCGTCCTTCATGCCCCGCACTTTGAGCATCAGACGTATCGAATCCGCCTGCTCGCTCGTGTTACCCAAAATATCCAGAGTGCTCATCGTCCACCTCGCAGTTCCTTCTCCTCGTTCGCGATTGATTGGAGGATGTCCTCCAGGTCGCCGAGCTCGTTCCGGCTCAACCGGATGCGGCGGATGCTGTCGCCATCATGAGTGGCCAGCACCCATGAGCGGGTGCCGTTTCGGCCGTCTCCGGGAATCCAGCTCAGGGTCACATGCCCGCAGGAGGCACCTGTGACCATGCCGCACCGTCGTTCGATCTCCACGTCCGTCGCCTTCATCGTCTGCCTCCCAGACTCTCGCGAATCCGCTCCACATCAGCATTCATCGTCTGCCTCCGTGACTTCCTCGCCGACTGGTAGGGTGCGATAGATTTTTGTGATTCGCCACGTGCCCGGCGTCTCGTGGATATGCTTCAC